GTGGGGTGGGGTGCTGCAGCATTGTTTTTAAAGGGGGTGGGGGTACCTTTTTGGTGAATTGGACGAAGTCTGACGGAAATAACGCGAAGTCTGACGGAAATAACGCGAAGTCTGACGGAAATAGTCAGGAATGCGGTGTCGTTGGTCTGGTATAATATGTATAGTAGCGCGGCGCCTGCCGTCAGTCTGGGGGGCTACGGGGTTGGTGGGGTGCGCGAAACCGCGTTTCGTTATATCTGAGGCATAATCGCGGTATGAAAAGGCGGCGCTGTCCAGACAAGCCGTGTCAAACGTGTTATACATTGGTTATCGGATCGAATCGATCGACCGATTGTAACGTTCTCGAAAGGAACATATCATGACTAACGTACAAACAAACTCGCCTGTCTTTGCTGCCGCTATGGGGGCTGCATCGCTGGACCTCAGAAATGAGGGCGCGCGGCTCAAGCTTTTTGTGAAGCTGGACAGTGCGGATGTGACGGTTGCGTCTATCTCTCGGGGTGGCGCTGATCTGGCCGAATTCCAAAGCGGCTATCTGACAGAATGGCAAGGCGCGGCGTTCGCAGCCACTTTCGACACGGCAGCGAGCAAGGTCGAAATCAAGGGAAAGGTACTTGATCGACTCACCGGATCGCGTGTTGCTGCTTCCAAGACGAAAGAGGCATGGTCGCGTGATCTTTCTTCTAAGGTCGCAGGGTTCCGGTCGGCCTATGGTGAATGGCTCGGCATGGCGTCTGGTGATGTGGCTGGCGAGGGCGAAGCGGCGACTGGCGCGGCCAAATCGACTGGCGCGGTCGATGCGGGTCAAGGTGCGGCTCGTGAAATTAATATCCGTATCACTGAAGATATGGGCAAGTTGTTCAAGGCGGTTACTAAGGATCGCGAGGTTGAAGCGCCGAAACTAAAAGCCGATCACAAGGAGATGCTGGCGGCTTTCCAGCGTTGTCTTGATCTTGTGAAGTGATACAATCGGGCGGCACCTTCGGGTGTCGCCCTTTTTTGTCTGCTGTTTGGCGCTGTCGTGATCCGGTTCTTTCGGTTCGACCTGTCGAACCAGTTCTTTCGGTTCGACCTGTCGAACCAGTTCCATCCACAGCGTGCGGCGTGCGGCGTGCGACCTTGACCTGTCGAACCAGTTCCATCCACAGCGTGCGGCCTGTTATGTGTGAGACATAACTTGGCGCAATACTTAACACTTCACGCTTCTGACGATGCTATACGCGCAAGACATCAATGCTCGAAAATCAGTATAGCTCGTTTTCAGAAATTCTTCGAACCAGTTCCATCCACAGCGTGCGGCCTGTTATGTGTGAGACATAACTGTCAAGAATGTCATTTTTGGTATTTCTGGGCTAAGTCGTTGAAAACACAAAGATGTTCCAAATGTTCCAAAGTGTAACGCCTAAGTTTTCAAAAGTTAACTCATTGAAATCATTATAATGTTCCAGCTTTTTCCAAGAAGTTCCCGTTTTTTCGGCGTAAGTCGTTGATATTTAATAATGTTCCATTTGTTCCTCGAAAAAAACTATAGGGTCAGGAAAAATCTGTCAGATCGCAGCTGCTGCCGATAAACCACCAAACCCACACCGGAAAAATAAATCGCTAATAACATTTGAAAATGGGTATTTCTTGACATTTTGGAACATTACATGAAATCAAGCACTTAGCAGATATTGGCAACTGCCTTATTATTATTATTAAAAAACAATATCTTAACTACTACTACTACTACATTGTTTCAGAAAAAATCCTTTGTTTTCAAGGGGCCTGTAATGTTCCGTGATGTTGGAACTTCTTGGAACTTCTTGCCGGTCCCAAATCTGCCGTAAAAACAGGGCCTTTTTTCGAGCATTGAACCCAAGCCCCATCTTATGCGTCGAGCATAACCAAACCTCAAACAATAACTTCTAACCTACTATTGACATCTAACACGTTATATCGTATAGTTGTAGAGTAATCGGGTTCACGCCCACGCTTTTTGACATTGCTATGCGCCATTGGCGCACAACCCGCTAGGCGCGTTATGTCCCACACATAATGCCCGATGATGCTAGACGACCTGCTGACCCAGCGCGTCGGGGTGACGAAAAAATCCCACTGCCGATGCTGCACACCGCGCGAGATGAGCCTCCCTGCGTACCCGCTGCGATCCACACGCAGCCAAGGCACCACCGCTTATGCGTCACGCATAACGGACCCACGCCTTGTTCCACGACACAGGCCAGACTTGCCTAAGAAGCCGCGTGGCCCCAAGGCCAACGGTGTGCAGACCCACATCGACGACAAGACACGCGAAGGACCGGAAACACCGGCACGGCCCCGACAAAGGCCGAACGAACATACAAGCAGGCGTTCAACACAAGAACGCACCATGCGGGCTGACAACTCGCTCGGTGCATGGGACCAACAACTGACGCCTACGCATTATGCGTCAGGCATAACAACCAACCAAGGAGACTATCATGACACAGATCACCAACAAGCTGCTGTGCAGCGGCACCAACAACGCGTTCCGATCTGCCTTCGGCAGCATCAGCCGTGCGGCGTTGCCGTTCATGGCGGACGACGCCTACTTCACCGACCTGCTGCACGACGCGGCACAGGCTGTCGCCCTCGAAGAAGAAGGGCGCTTCTACCTGCTGGTGCGGCGCTTGGGGACCAACGCCTACGCCTATCCCGACGACGCGCAAGACTACCTGCTCACGACCGACGGCGTTGCCGTCCTGCGTGTCCGGCGCGGCAAGTATGACACCTTTCACACTGACGTGATCCACATCGACGCCGAGCGCGCTGCACACTACGGCGTGACCGCCGTTATGCGGGAGGTATAATAGGATGGAGAGCATCTGCGTCCACGTCAACAGCCGCTACGTCGAGAGCAATGTTCACGACCTCGACGTCTACGACACCTACACGCTGCAACGTGCTGTGCAGTCGCTGGCAGGCCACATCAATAACCGGATGGCCGAGGGCAAGCCCGAGGAGGCCGCCCCATACGTCGCGTTCAAAGAACGCATCAAGCGCCACTTGGGCGCATAACAAACAAGGAGACAACACATGCAATTCGAACTTCTCACATTGGCGCTGCCAACACACTGGCTGACAGCTGTGGCTTACGGCGACACATCCGGCATGGACGACACCGAGACCGGAGCGTTCTCGCGGTGGCTCGACGACACGACACGAGAGTTCGGCGAGTATCACATCGCCGAGGTCAGCGACGACCCATACTTTGCACGTTACCACGACGCTGCCGAATACGGCGTGCTGGCCTGCGACTGCGTGGACGTGATGCTGGCGCTGCCAATTATGGCTGACACATAACATGAACAACAACGGCCACGGGGACGGTCGCGGCTACGGCAACGGCGACGGCAACGGCAACGGCGACGGCGACGGCGACGGCGACGGCAACGGCGACGGCGACGGCTACGGCAACGGCAGCGGCAACGGCAACGGCAGCGGCGACGGCTACGGCAACGGCAGCGGCAACGGCAACGGCAGCGGCTACGGCTACGGCAGCGGCAGCGGCTACGGCAGCGGCAGCGGCGACGGATGAAGGAGAAGCATAACATGAACAACAACGGCCACGGCAACGGCAACGGCTACGGCCACGGCAACGGCTACGGCCACGGCAACGGCAACGGCGACGGCCACGGCAACGGCCACGGCGACGGCAACGGTAAAGGCTACGGTCGCGGTCGCGGCAACGGCAGCGGCAACGGCCACGGCCACGGCGACGGCTACGGCTACGGCTACGGCGACGGTCGCGGTCGCGGCAAAGGCGACGGCAGCGGCAAAGGCCACGGCAACGGCCACGGCGACGGCAACGGCCACGGCCACGGCGGCGGCAACGGCCACGGCGACGGCTACGGAAACGGCAACGGATGAAGGAGAAGCATAACATGAACAACAACGGCGACGGCAACGGCGACGGCAACGGCAACGGCGACGGCGACGGCGACGGCGACGGCAACGGCGACGGCGACGGCTACGGCAACGGCAGCGGCAACGGCAACGGCAGCGGCGACGGCTACGGCAACGGCGACGGCTACGGCAACGGCAGCGGCTACGGCTACGGCAGCGGCAGCGGCTACGGCAACGGCAGCGGCAGCGGCGACGGATGAAGGAGAAGCATAACATGAACAACAACGGCCACGGCAACGGCTACGGCCACGGCGACGGCGACGGCCACGGCAACGGCCACGGCGACGGCGACGGCAACGGCCACGGCTACGGCAACGCCAACGGCCACGGCTACGGCCACGGCCACGGCTACGGCTACGGCTACGGCTACGGCTACGGCGACGGTCGCGGTCGCGGCAACGGCAACGGCTACGGCGACGGCCACGGCCACGGCAGCGGCAAAGGCGACGGTCGCGGCGACGGATGAAGGAGAAGCATAACATGAACAACAAAGGAAAAACAAATGTTTGAAGGTCTTATTGGGACACCTGTCATTATCAGAGCCAATGACAGCGGGGTACATTACGGATATCTTGCGGCGGTGGCGGGCGACGGTACCACGGTCCACCTTAGGAACAGTCGGCGTCTCTGGCGGTGGAAGGTCGCTGGCGACGGCGTCTCGCTGACCGAGGTGGCGATCACTGGCGTCGACCACGCAGGGTCGCGCATCACAACAACATTACCAGACCTGTTTGTCATGGGGGTGTGCGAGATCATCCCCGCTCACGGCATGGCGACAGCTACCATCGAAGGCGCGTCCATCGCGCAAGCAGAATAATCAACCAAGGAGAACCAACCAATGTCACAAGCAACCAACCTTTATGCCTTGAGCATAACGCAGTGTGCCGAACTGATCGGAAAGATCGGGCATAAGCGCACCATTATCGTGGAGGGCGATATGGGCAGCGGCAAGACCTCCGGTCTGCGCCACATGCTCAAGGCCGCGTTCCCGACACATACCTACGTCGAGTTCGACTGCACCAACAAGGACATTCAAGACCTGTCGGCACCGCAGTTTATGAAGCGGGTTGGCGACCAGATCTCTGACTACGTCGAGTTCGTTCCCAACGCCGAATTGGGTGCGCACCTCGGCACGCCCGTCATCATCAACTTCGATGAGTTCTTGAAGTCACCAGAGCCGGTCAAGAAGGGTGTGCGTCGCGTTATGCTGGAGCGCATGGTCAACGGCATCAAGCTGCCCGAGGGCAGCATCATCTACGGCACGTCAAACCTCGGGTCAGAGGGCGTCGGCGACAGCCTCGCGCCACATCAGCGCAACGCCATCATCGTGGTGCGCATGGCCAAGTCGGAGTCAACGCGTTGGATCGAGTGGGGCATCAACAACAACCTCGACGCATCCGTGCTTGGCTGGGCGCAAGAGACACCGCAACTGTTCCAGTCGTTCGAGGATGTGCCCAACCCCGACGACAACCCGTATATCTACCACCCACGGTCGCAGCGGAAGGCCTTTGTGACACTGCGTTCGCTGGAGACAGCGTCGGACCTTGTCAAGCTGCGTGACGTGCTGGACGACCACACCATCACGGCGGGCCTCATCGGTGCCATTGGCGAGCGCGGTGCCATGGACCTCATGGCGTTCGTCAGCCTTGCCGACGATCTGCCGAGCCTCGAGTCCATCAAGCGCGACCCTCTCAACGCCAAGGTACCAGCCGGTGCCGCTGCCGTGTGTATGATCGTGTATCGCACGCTGTCCATCATCGAGCGTGAATGGGCCGACGCGTGGATGACCTACCTCGACAGGCTGCCCGCCGAGGCGGCAGGCATGTTCGCCAACGGCGTGCGCGCCAAGGGCTACAGCAAGCAGGGCATGATGATGACCCACGCTGCCTTCACCGCATGGGCGCGCAAGAACTCGCACCTTTTCGCAACAGACGGTCTAACGACGGTCTAACGAAGCCTCGAGGCGATTATGCCTCGAGCATAACCTCGGCCACAACGTGGCCTATGACAACGGAGAACAACAATGAATTATATGAACACACCGACCGTGTCGGCACCGACAATCTCATCCTCGGCTATGCTCGTCGAGCTGGGCATCAGCACATGGACCGCGCGCAAGAAGGACCGCAGCGCCACAGCCGACGTGTTGAGCCAGAACTATGCGTCCAAGTCTGCGGGCAACTTCAACAAGAACCTCATGGACGGATGCGCGGAACTGGTGGCAATCCAGAAGTTCGCGGCCAACACACGCACGCTTCACTACAACATGACCGTGCCATGGTCCGACAGCGGCCTGCGCCTGCTGCCGACGGCCAAATACTTCGACTACCACAAGCAGATGACGCAGATGCAGGCCGAGTTCGACCGGCTCGTGGACACGTTCCTCGACGCATACGACTGGCAGGTCGCACAGATGCACATCAAGCTGGGCAATCTGTTTCACCGTGACGAGTATCCCACAACCGACAGCATCCGCAGCAAGTTCGCGTTCCGCATGTCCTACATCCCCGTGCCTGACGCGGGAGACTGGCGTGTCGAGATCGAGAACGATGCACAGGAGGCGTTGCGTGCACAGTATGAGACCTTCTACCAGACGCAGATGGAGCGGGCCATGGGCGACCTGTGGGAGCGCCTGCACACCGAACTTGAGCGGTTCGTCAAGCAGCTGGACGTGGACGTCGACGGCAAGAAGGGCAAGATCTACGACAGCACCATCGAGCACGTGCAGCACCTTGCTGACATGCTGGAGCACTGCAACTTCACCAACGACCCTGCCTTGCAGCTGGCACAGCGCAAACTGACATCGGCCCTGTCCGGCGTGTGCCGTGAAGACCTCATCAAGAACGAGGGGTTCCGCGCCGACCTCAAGCGCGACATGGAGGCGGCTCTGGCGGCGTTGCCGTCGCTGGATTGGTAGCTAAACCCCCGCGCCGCGTGATTATGCGCGGCGCATAACAACGGAGAAACGACGATGCCTAAATACACAGTCATCATCACGCGGGACCTCACCGAGAGCACCTTTGTCGAGGTTGAGGCGAGCAACGCCGACGCCGCCTCTTCGGCGGCGTTTGACGCCCTGCTTACGCAGGAGGACACCTGCTGGGAAATCGACGACGGGTCGTGGAATAACAGCACCCTGTATGCCACCGACGTGTCGGAGACGGGCGCATAACAAACAAGGAGATAGGATATGACACAGATATTCCGAGTGCGGGCCACCATGACCGTGACCTACGAGTATGAGGTGATGGGCGACACGATCGAGGAGGTTGCAGAGCTCATCGAAGAAGGCGAGACGGACGACTGCATGGAGGTCGACAGCACCATACCGACCGTCACCGAATACACCATCGAGGGGCAGATGGGTTGGAACAAGTGGCCCGCTGGGAGGATTGCGCATGATACCCCCTGAATTTTACGAAAACCTCGACAACTTGTGCGCCCTGCTGCGCAAACAGATCGCGCTATACGGTGAGCTCAAGCGCGCTTGTCGCATCGCCGATCTACTTGGCATCCCGCCCCAGAAGCTTACGGGTAAGATCGGCACGCGCGTCCACGCTATCGGTGTCAGCACGTTTCGTCGCCAATGGAACATGGACGAGCTCGTCATCCGGCGCGATGGCGAAGAAGTGTTCCGCGCCAAGCTGATCGACGTGCATCAAGACCTGTGGCCCGACGATGTGCGGGCCGAATACGCACGCCATGTGAAACGTAACAGTCGCATTATGAGCGACACATAAAGAAAGGAACAACAACATGTTACACGTCAGACTTACAGCAGAGCAACGGCTGCAAAAAGCTGCCATCAACATCATGGCCAACCGCAAATACATGGCGCTGTCCGGCGTCCTGCTTATCGGCAACCGGTCGGTTGTCGAGGCTGACCACCCCCGCATCAAGACCGCTGCGACCAACGGCAAGGACGAGTATTACAACAGGTCGTTCGTCGACTCGCTGCGCGACGCCGAGCTTCGCTTCCTCATGCTGCACGAGGTGTATCACAAGCTCTATCGCCACCTGACGACGTGGCGCTGGATGCATGACATCGACGCCAAGCTGGCCAACATCGCCTGTGATTACGTCATCAACACACAACTCGTTGACGACAACAGGTCAGACAAGTTTGCCACCATGACGGGCCCACTGGAGATGGGGTGCTACGACACCAAGTATTGCGGATGGGACAGCGCGCGTGTGTTCCGCGACTTGCAGCAGGAGCAGGAGCAAGGTGGCGGCAAGGGCCAAGGGGACGCGGGCGACGGCGACGGTGACGGCGCGGGTGACGCGGGCCCGGGCTTCGACGACCACATGTGGGACGAGGCCAAGGAGATGACTGCCGAGGATCAGCAGGCGCTGGCCCGTGACATCGACGAGGCGGTGCGGCAGGGCGCCATGGCCGCAGGCAAGCTGGGTACGGGTGGCGATCGTGACTTCGGCGATCTGTTGCAGCCACAGCAAGACTGGCGCGAGGTGTTGCGTGAGTTTGTGCAGACCACATGCACAGGGTCCGACTATTCCACATGGCGCAGGCCCAACCGTCGCTATCTCAGCGCGGGCATGTATATGCCGTCCGGCGTCAGCGAGCAGATCGGGGAGATCGTCATCGCCCCTGACATGTCGGGTTCGATCGGTGCGCGGGAGATACAACGCATGCTGTCCGAGGTGCAGGGCATCGCCGATACCGTTCATCCCGAGGCTGTCCGCCTGTTGTATTGGGACACGGCGATCTGTGCCGACGAGCGTTACGAGGGTGCCGAGATCGCCACCATGATCCAGAGCACCAAGCCTGCCGGTGGCGGTGGCACAATGGTCGAGTGCGTGCCTGACCACATGCGCGCCGAGCGCATCAACGCACAATGCGCTGTCGTGTTCACCGACGGCTATCTGGGCGGCAGCTGGGGCGACTGGGCCTGCCCTGTGCTGTGGGTCATCGTCGACAACAAAAGCTGCAACCCACCCTTCGGCACAACTGTCCACGTGTCGTCGGGTCAGTTCTAACGTAACGCGCCGCGTAATTATGCGCGGCGCATAATCAAGGAGAAAGAAAATGGGATACACAAGTGACGTGGTTCTGATGGCGGTGTTCGCCAACGCAGAGCAGCACGACGAGGTCATGGCCGTCTACCGCATGAACTTCAACGTGCAGAAATACGACCTCGAGAAAGCATGGCGGCGCGTTGACCTTAAAGATGGCGAGGTGGTGCGCATCTACGAGGGTAACCCCGTCAAGTGGTATGAGGACTTCGTGGACGTGCAGGGGCTCGAGTATATGTCCAGCCTGTTGGCAGACTTCCACGAAGAGCGGCAGTTCGACTACGCATGGGGTAACGTGCGTATTGGTGAACAGACTGATGACACTGTTTACGACGTGTTTAGCCCGGAGACTGATGCGTCAGAAAAGCTGCGAGACATTGTCTACGAGGGTCTCAGTATCAACCGCAGCATCAACCTTGGGTTTTAAGGAGAAAACAAATGGCCTATTCACAAGCGTTCATCGACGAACATCGCGACTTCAACGTCGATCACGACTGGTGGGACACCACCCACGACGACTTCAATCAGATCTGCGAGATCATGGGTATCGATCTGGGCAAGAACGAGCCGTGCTTCTCGGGCTTCTGGTCACAGGATGACGGCGCGTCGTGGACGGGGCGCTATAGGGCGCAAGCGTTAAGTTTGAACACGCGCTCGGGGTATACGCCGACCTACGACCTCGCACCGGCAAAGATACGCGAGTATTGCAACGACGAGGAGCTGCACCGCATCGCCGACGAGCTGTGCCTGCTGGCCCGCATCTATGGCCCGGTCTACGCCGTGGTGTCGCGCAACAGCAGTCGCTACTGGCACTCCAACACCATGCAGATCGGCGAGTGGGAGCATTACGACGAGCGGGACCCCGACGAGGTCGACGGTGCTATCATCGAGCACATCGAGCAGACGTTGATCTGCCTGTTCACCGACTTGGCAGACTGGCTCTACAGCTCTCTTGAGCGGGAGCACGAATACCTCACAAGCGATGAGGCCGTGATCGAAGCGCTCGAAGCCAACGAGATCGAAGAAGAGCAAGACGAAGCCGCGTAATTATGCGCGGCGCATAACAACCAAGGAGAATCGGAATGTTCGGACTTAAGATGTATTCCTGCGCTGCGCGCAGCATCAACAACCACGCCGAGGCGGTCGCCTTTTATGAGAGCTGCCCGCTCAAGCGCGGTCACGACCACGGCGACGAGCGTCGCATCAAGGGTAAGGAGAGCAGTAAGCAGATGAGCGTGCGTATCCGCAAGAACGGCGACGTTGCGTTCAAGTATCACGACACCGACGTGGTGACATGGCGACCCAACAACAGCTATGTGGTCCATGGGTGGGCGTCACGATCGACCGCCACGTTTGCGAGCACCTTCATGCCCGACAACCACTTCATGAGCAGGGAGTGCCAGCGACTGCAGATCGGCAGCTGGAGTGACGGCACAGTATATCCTGTCTGGCGCAGCGTCACGGTCTATGGTGACACCGTACAGACCAACGGGGTGTTCGCGCGTCAGGTTGTCGACCGCAAAGCGGCAAGGGTGGTTCTGGCACGCACCCGCTACGCCGAGTATCGCGACTGGTATAACGTGACGATCCCCATGATGCGGGACAGCATGCCCCCAAGCTGGAACCGCAAGTGGTATAGCCCGAGCGAGTTTGTGAGTATGCTGGACGACACTGACCGGTGGCTCGACATCATGCTGAGCGTTGGTGGCACGCCCGACGCTGTGCGCGAGATGTTGTATCGGAACAGCGGTGACGAGGCATACATCACCGTGACCGAGGCAACACTACCAGCAAGTAAGGCCAACAACACATGGAGTTCTGTTCCCAATGACTGAAGGTAATAGGTATCCCGCGTGGGCAGACATGCTCAACATGGTGTGCCACGCGCATGAAGATTATGTCTGGCGCATAAAGATGGAGCCTGAGGGCAACATAGTAATGAGTTACATCGGATACTGTCCTGTTGACACTCCACGTGTAATAGTATACTCCAGCTTCGAGAAGATACCCGAGTGGGTCAAGGACCGCCTAGCGGTCCTCAATATGATGCCGCCGAATCCGACGGATAGCGCTGTTTTCGGTGTCGGGCGGCGTGTTGACGAGGACACATGGTGGGTTGTGGAGACAGCAGAGGAGAGGTTGCGTGGCACAAACGCCTGAGAAAAAAGTCAAAGACAAGGTGGTCGCCCAGCTTAAATCGCTGGGCGCCTATTATTTCTACCCCGTCACCGGTGGCTTCGGCATGTCGGGCGTGCCCGACATCGTGGCCTGCTACAAGGGCTTGTTCTTCGGTATCGAGTGCAAGGCTGGCAAGAACAAGCCGACCAAGTTGCAGGAGTTGAACCTGCGGCAGATTACCGGCGCGGGCGGCACCGCCCTTGTCATCAACGAAGATAACGCCGCGGATGTCGCGGCAATACTCAAGGAGAGAACGCATGGACGCGAATGAAGAACTGGTATGGAAACGACTGGTGCAGCTGTGGACAAACACCAACAAGATCCCAAGTGCCACTTTGTTGGCTGATGTGTGCAATGTCAGCGCAGATTATGCCCAGAGCATAATCGACCTGATCGGAACACCACGTGAGGTGTTGGAGCAGGAGACAGCCCTGCAACATCAGGTCGGCGGCAACCACTATAAGGACATGGGCATCCAGCCATGGCAGGCCATGGAAGCATGGTTCACACCAGAGGAGTACCGCGGCTATCACAAGGGGGTGGCGATTGCGTACCTCGCACGTGAGCGGCAGAAGGGTGGCCTCGATGACATCAAGAAAGCTATCCACCACCTGCAACGCCTTGTGGAGATGGCAGATGTCTGATGATCCACAAGAACGCGTGGGTCGAGGGCAATGGTTCAGCCACGATGGGCCCGTCTGGATTGACACGCTGGGCGATGAGTACCTGCTCAACTGCTACAAGACATGCTTGCGGCACGACAATATGAAGGCCGACGAGTTACTAGAAGAAATCAGAAACAGAAACATGGAATGGAGATTGGACACATGACTGGATACCAACAAACATTTGGCCCTGTGGTCATTGAGTGGGACGACGAGCCGGGAAAGCTGGTGGCCAAGTGCCAAAGCGGACGGTTCGACTGCAAGGGGCGCATCAACAACGTCTGCGTTTGGAACAAAGGCGAGGACGGCAAAGGGCGTCAGCTGCCTGCCGACATG